ACTCCACTTGGAAGTGTTGTAGTCAGCATAGCCACCTTTTTGTGTTTTGGTGATGCGGAAGTCCAGACCATGCATGAAGTCAGTGGGCAGTTCTTCCAGTTCAGGATCCATAAGTGCGCCTTTGATGATCTGAAAGATCTGAGGACCAATGATGAATCGACGAATTGGGTTTTCAATTCCTTTTTCGTCTGAGATTGGATTTTCACGCACAAAGCCCTGAAACACATAGCTGCGTTTTTTCCAATACTTGCGACCCATTTCTTCCAGACTCTTGTCTTTGAACCAAGTGCGAACCTCGGCCAAGATTGGACAGGCTTCGCCCCACATTTCAACACAGGGTACCTGTACCATGACCTGTTTGGTTTCCATTTCGCCCTTGATGCCAGCAAATGGCAAGCGAATCATGGCTCGCTCTACCCAGAAGAAGTCATTTTTGGGATTTTTGTCTGGAAGGAATCGCAGTGTTGCGCTTTGTCCTTCTTCCAGATTCCAGTGCGGATAGATGCCGTTGTCTCCACCGCTGCCTGTTTGTGTGCCTTTGTTTTCGGCTGCCTGTAGTCGTGCTCGAATTTCTGCTAAAGATGCCATAGTATTTTCTCCTTAAAAGTTGCCTATGTTGTATGCCTTGCTAAGTTGCCTTAGAATGTTGCCTATACACAAATAGAAAACGCATACACCCAGTGAGTATATGCGTTTGTGCTACTGGTGTCAAGTGTATTTATGTCATTTGAGCAAAGCCAAAGATTTTATTCTTGCCAAAGATGATTCAAAAGCAGCACCAGTTGGCTGTTTCCAGCCTTTGGGATCCGTAGCCACTTCTCCAACCCAGCATTCGGCTACACCGTGAACAGGACAGTTTTCGCCAGCTTCGGTCATATTACATTGACCTTCTGCCACACCTTTGATAGTATAGTCTGGACGACTACGACCTGTTTCTTGATGTAGGTCTCGGAGTGCTTCTATGGCATCTTCTCTACTGTCGATTAAATCATATCCACGGTCTGCACGATAGTGAAAAGCACCCCAACTATTACCGTCTTGATAAATTTCGCCTACTGGCTTGCCATTTTTTGACTTGATTACTTCTGCGTTGGGATAGACAGTATCACTGGAGCCTTCCGCCACGCCAGGATTATTACCAATCAGAGTTTTTAGTTTGAAAATAAGATCAATGTCAGATTTTAATAGTGTATTTCTTTGAATTTTATTTTGTAACCAAGTTATTATAAATCTCCATTGCAAAACATTATACAAGTTTGGATTGACTATAATCTCATCATTACTGATACTGGCAGTATTTTGATTTGGGTTTTGTTTTATTAGGCCTATTCTGAACCATGTGTCCCATGTCATCATTAAAATCAAAGATTGATTGATGTCAATAAATTTTTTCACATGGGGCCAGTCTGTTTTTATTTGATTGTCAGAGTTTATCAAATTTAACAGTTTACTTTTGGCTTCATCAATCACAGTCATTAACACTGTTTGATCTTCTGTGCTCAAATTTGCAAAAGCTTTTTTACCACTGCGTATGTTATTCAACACATCATTGATTTTATTTTTATCTAGTCCTTCCGCCACACCTTGCTGTAATCCTGGAACTTCGTTTTTAAGAACGCCCATTGCTCTTTGTAAACTACTATAGGTATCAATATGTCTACCGTTGGCGTGAATCATAAAATCAGTTGGCCCTGTTTGGATGATTTCATACTTAGAACCATTAGCACCAGTTCCAGAGAATACTACTCGTCCTTCCATACCTTCCGCCACACCTTGATCTTCGGGGAACATGCCCATGGCTCCAGGACTCATGACTTCTTCCAGAGGATTAGCCAAATTGTCACCTTCTCGCATGTTGGCCTGCTGGTCAGGCAAGTCTTGCGCTGTCATTGACACTTCTTGATCCACATCAGGCTCAGCTTCCAATTCACGCACAATGGCTAGAATTTCTGGATAATTTTGATTGGCGTCTAACCAGGCCTTGACCACTGGTCTAGCGTCAGAATCTGGATCAGTTTCGGCCAATTCTTCCAGCATATCAAACAGCGAATCGTCGCCCAGTATGTCAGACAGTGCTGATGTGGCCGCGTCAGCATCAGCGCCCACTGGCTGTGGCTGGCTCAAAAACAGCTTTAACTGTGTCATTTTTTCTTCAGTGTCTGGAATAGCCCAAGTGCCTTCAACCAATCTATTGGCCCAGGTTTCAAAAATGTCTGCCTGTTTCATGTTTTGTTCCTGTATCTTGGCCAGCAACGGCAAGGCCTGTTCAATTCTGGGATCAATGCGAGTTTCCACAAAAAGATCACGCAGATCTTCCACAACCAACTCTTGTTCACTCACAGCGTCTGGCTGCCATGATTCAAAGTATTTTTTGTAGCCTGATTTGGTGGCCAGTGATTTGATGTTGCGTCGCAGGCTACCAAAATAGTTGTTGGTTTCGTTGATCAACGTGACTGCGTCACCTTCAAACAATCGACCTTGATGCGCACGTCGGAATCTGCTGAGAATTTGAAGCTGTTCTACCATGTGATTGATATGAGCTCCACGAGAGTCCCAAGGTCTGCCGCCGGCTCGAACATGCTCCAACATGGCGCGACCATGCGCCAAACTGCGAGTTGGCAGTCGATATCGCTCGCCATCCGCAGTTTCTAAAAATATGCTTTCGATGTGCCGGAATCTAGCATCAGTTTCAGCCAAGCGTCGGTTGTGTTTGATCAGCATGCGAGCTTCTGTGGGCTGACCAGACCAACTGTACTGCCCGCGACCTTGAAAACTTTCTGTGAGCTGCGCGATGCTTTGTTTGAGGTACTTCATGCGACTGATGTTGTCAATTTGAAAATTGTTGAAATCATGTCGCACAGCAAAATTTTTCAGTTGCAACAAAAAGTCAAACCAACTTTTTTTGTCTTCAGGCCTGGTCATGGCTCGGCCAGTGTTGTTTCCTGATCCCACAGTCATCACACCATCAGCAAACAAAATTTCTACAGTGCCGTAATCTTTGCCGCTGTCGCCTATGAAATGAAACAGAAATTGATTGGCTCGACTGTTGTCTGGGTCACCTCGATCGTTCAATGGTGGGTTGCCAGTTTTGACGTCAAATATTTCAGGATTAAAATTCCTGGTTACCAATAAGTTAATCAGTTCCAGTGCTGCGTTGTTTTGTGCCATAGTGTTGTATTTATTAGTAGGTCACTGAAACAAATGGCATGGGTTCAATCATCACATCGCCGTGATCGCGCATCTGTGTGTCCAGCTCTTGATAGTAGGTTTGTAGTGTTTGAAGCATGCGCACTGCCAAGATTGTGGCCATGACCAAGTCATCTGTTTCGCCAATTTTGGCAGCATAACTCAGGCCCGAAGCCACAAATGTTTTGAATTCAGATACCAGTGCTATGCTGGCCACTGTCATACGCCCAGTTTCAATCAAGTTTTTTAGCTTGGCACAGGCAGCAATTTTGGTCTTGTGTGTGGTGTTGTACCCTTTTCTAAACCTACGTGCGGTGCTGCTGCTTTGATCACTGAGAAAGTAGCCTGGGATGTTTTCTTCGCCGTATTCAGCAATGCTGATCAGTGCTGCTTCGCCAATGGTGTTGTTTTCCACACTGAAATACACACTCTGCGGGTTTTTCAGAGTGTCATTGATGTGCTTACAGATGTCGGCCATGATGCGAATCTGCTCTGGAATGGGTGTGCGATTGTGTGTCCACTCTGCTACCTGGCGTGTGGTATTGGCTTCAAATACCTGTATGGCCGCTGGATCACCACCAGTGCCCAGGCTAGGATCCAAGGCCACCACATAGATAGCATCGGGACGGATGGCTTCATACCAGCGTACCTGCCCTGTTTTATACTGTGGTGCTCGTCCTTGTAAATCTATCAGTTTGGTAGGCGCAATCAGCGTTTCATCATTGATAATGAACTCGCAGCCAATTTCTCGACGAAATCGATCTTCGCCTAGCTGCGCACGCATGCTTTCGCCCCAGGCTTCGTCACGATCTGGATGTTCTTGCCAGTAGCTGCGATATGCTCGGAAGCCGTTTTGTCCCAGTTCTGTGGGACTGCCGTATTCGTCCACACACTTGTTGGCCAGCTTCCAAATCAGCGCAAACTGATCTTCGTCAGAGTTGGGAGTGGATGTGATAATGGCTTTACCACCAGTGGCCAAGGTGGGCGAAATTGAAGTCCAAAATTCAGTGGCAATGGTAGGTCGCACAAACGCAAACTCGTCAGCATACAGCAATGAAATACTCATGCCTCGACCAGTGGTTTCGGTGGTAGTGGCTGACACAATACGACTGCCGTTTTCAAAATCTATTGAGCCTTTGTTGTAACTGGTCACGCCAGCTCTGATATGGTCTGGGCACAATTCGTAGGCAAATCGTATGCGTTGCATGATTTCCTGGGCGCCTGAATACTTGTGTGCTGCTATAAGAATGGTTGAGTCTGGCACAAACATAGCGTACCATAAGATGTAGCCCGCAGCTGATGTTGACTTGCCTGTTTGTCTGGGCATCATGGAGATTGAAAACCGATTGTTATGGTAGGTTTCAATCAGGCGTTTTTGATAGTCATAAGGATGATACAGCATCTTGCCTTGTGTGGGATGCTGAATATAGAAAAAATTGTCCATGAAGTAGTATGGACCAGTGTCAGGATCAGCACAGTTCAAAAACTGCGTGAGTTCTTCTTCAGAATACTGCTGCTTGCGATAGGGAGCTTTTACTAATACACTTTCCAGAGGTTTGGACATAATGTATTAGTTATCTACTGCGTCAATTACACCAGCTGGTTTTGGCTTCTCCAAAATATTCTCTAGCAAAGCCATTGGCAATCAAGCCTTGACGCAGACTGCGGCCATCTAGAATAATATCTCCCAGCACACGACCGCCAAACTTGTCCCAGGCATACAGTGTGACCTGTCTTTGCCTACTGTTGGCAATTGCAGCTTTGGTAAATTCAGTAGCAGCTAGACCACGAGCATTTTCCTGAGGACACTGCGCTCGGTGTCCTTTTTCAGGTGTGTCAACACCAAAGATTCTGACAGCGAGTTCGGGCTTGAGCGGCGCAGGCAAGAATGGTGCAGAGATCACTACAGTGTCGCCGTCGTTGATACGCACAATTTGTGCGTCATAGGTCACGCCTTGTGGTGTTTTTTGTGCCATAACCAAGCATGGAATCAGTAGTAGAGAGAGTAGTATTTTTTTCATAATTTTAGTTAGTTAGTTCTTCCCAGCCCAGTTTCCAAAGCAGGTCAGCATTGGCGCTGGTGTAGGCTACAGCTAGAGTCAAAGTGCTGGGTGTTCCTGCCGCTGTTCTCCATAGTTGCAGACGACGCTTGATGTCTTCGCTGATCTCCACTTCATCGCGACTACTGGACAGACCAGCATAGACCACAGTGCCGTCGGTGATAACATTGCTGTGTATAGCGGTTTGAACAACTGATCCTGCTACATTACTAAAACTGGCAGTGAAGGTAGCATTTTCAATCAGTTGGAACTGTCCATATCTTACATCCAGCGATAAAATATCCAATTGAGACGGCAAGACCACTGCGTCAGGATAGGCTGGATTCAGTCGGATACTGCATAAGGCTGTGACAGTGTTGGCTGAACTTATTCGTGTTGCCGTAGTGTTGTTGGTCACATAGCCAAGTTTGGTGGAGGGTGCGAATCCGCCTTCACTTATCACAGTGCTACAAATTTGTTTCATGGTGCTGGCACCCGAGGTGGCACCGGTGTTGGTTATTTCATAGCGTGGATTTAGTGTGGCAGTGGTCATGTACACTGTGGTGTTGCCGGGCTGATTGGCATGTTGGAATGTATGGCACACAATGAATTGGCCGTTGATCACAAATCCTGTTCGTACATTGCCCACGCCCAACCACTCAACATCACACCAAAAAATCTGTGTCAATGTAGGATCAAGTGTGATTCCAGATGCTCCAGCACCGTTGAGTGGATCTCCGTTCCAGGAAGCCTGTGGAATTCTTTCTTCAACTATGCCGCCAGTGACACTACTACGAATCACAAGATTCAACGTGGTGCCTGCTGCTTCAAAGTAGATGCCGTTGTCAGCTGTAAAGTAGCCCACACGCTGGCGACAGTTGGCCTTGAGTGTGGCCATGGCAAAGGTGTTCATGATTAGCAGACTCTTGCCAGGCTGATAGGCCTGCACTGTTTTGCTTTGTCTGATCACACTGCTTCCACTGGTTGCGGATACATTTAGATTGAATGAACTTTCATTGGCCACATACACCACATTGCCGCCTGTGGCTGTGATATTGCTGAACTGATCACC